CTCCGCTACGGCGTTCGTTGACCAGGGTTGACATCACGATACCTTGAACTTGGTTGGCGATCTGCTTCTGAGCAGCAGGACTCAGCTGATCGCCAGTGTTTTCGACGGTGATGTTGATTGAGCCGACCTGGACGCCGCTGCCGCCTAATTCATGATTTGGCGTGATCATTCCGCTCGCACCAGGCGTAAACAGCTCAGGTCCCCTTTCGCCAACAAGGTATGAGGTGCCGCCTGAAACGCGACCACCACTTGCCATCCCACCGCCAAAACTTGCAAGGGTTAGCCCTGTGCTGTCGTTGTAAGCGCTAAATCCTGAAATATCGGTTGTGCCGGCACCAGCGCCAGCTCCACCACCACCAAAAAAGCTCAAGCCAATCTTCAAAATCTGCATCTGGATCTGAGCAGCAATCATTCGTGCTGCCATGTCCAAGAAGTGATCAGCTGTGCGCTGGAACAGGTTCGCCAACGCTTCGCGGGCAGTCATGCTGCCGTTGATGATCCCCTTAAACGATTCAGTAAACGCATTGCCCAACGTGTCAGCAAGGCTAATTACCTGCTGGACAGGATCCATCAAGTTATTGATCTGACCCTGAATCAGATCAATCGCATCCTGCAGGCGATCCTTATCAGTTTTTTGTGCATCGCGTGCAGCATCTTGAGCTTCACGACCCTTACGCTCAATTTCATTGCGACGCTCAAGCGCTTTATTCAAACGCTCTTGCATCGCAACCTCAGCCTCCGTTCCAGCAACAGCATCCACCAGCAGGCGAAGCGTTTCAATCCGAAGGTCGATCTCAGTTAGCTGCTTTTCGGTCAAGCGTTGGATTTCCTTGACCTGCTTGTTGATCTCAACAGTCTGCTGGGCAACCGCTGGCACAACACCAGAGCGAATCAGCTCCCCATACTCACGCTCGAATGCAGCCTTATCCTTGATCTGATCAATCTGATCCTGCAAAGGTCTCGCAAGATCCCTTGTGCTTTCTAAGGTGCGTTCAGCAAGTTCACTTGTTTCGCGCTCAAACTTCAAGTTTGCAGCCTTGATTTTCGAAGCTTCTATTTGCTGGCTTAGCAGAATATCCTCAATGTCAGTCAGTTTTTCACGCTCTGCGACGCCCGCTGCCTGAGCTTTGACGATCGCCATGTTTTCCCGATAGATAATCCGGGCAACATCGGACTGGCGACCTTGCAGCTCAAGCAATTCAGTTTCAGCTTCAATTTGCCCGCGAGCAGTTTCCAACCGCTGCCTTAAGGCAATTGTCGGATCAGCTTTTGCTGGTGTGTCCGTTGGAGAAATTTGCTCCAACAATGCGGTAACCCTATCTGCCGCTCCAATGACTTCTGGTACATCACCTGCGCCTAAAATTGCACGCTCTCCAAATATCTTTCTCGTACCTCGCCTGGTTTTTCTTTCACCAATCTGCACACGTTCCGTTGGCGCAGCTGTTCCTTTTTTCGCCCGGACCATTGCCTCAATCACTTTGAGGCGAGCCTCTTCAACGCTCAAATTCAGAACGTTTTGAGCCAGCTCCTCCCCAAGCTTTTGGTTGATTTCGCTGACGGATTCAACAGCATCACGCAAGCTTTCGGGATCTCTAACAGCAAGACCTTTTTGAAGCAGTGCGGCGTCTTTCCCAAAAACTTTTGCAAACTGCGTTGTTAGGCGAGTGTCACCAAAAAACGAAAACGCTTGAGCCGCTTCGAGCGCTTCTTCTCTGGTGCCCTTTAAGGACTTTTGAATCGAATCAATATCCGAAGCAAACAGTTTGGCTCCATTTCCAGCAGAGCCAAATGTGACATTCAACGTTTTAAGTGACTTGTTGAACTCAATGTTTTTTTGGATCGCTTCGCCAATCGCCGTCCCAATAACGGATAGGCCGAACCCAAATCCGCCTCCAAGGGCTCCACCGGCAAGACCGCCGGCAAGACCGCCGATCGCACCAGGACCGGCTTGGCCGAATAAAAGCGGAAAGCCGCCGCCAATTAAGCCACTGCTGATTGCTCCGCTAATGCGCTGTTGCCTTGTTTGCCTGCCAAAGAACTGGCTAAATCTGCTTGGAGCGCGTTCTGGCCCTATTGGAGCGCCGTATTGATTGGCAGTCGGGACAATAGCCCGGCTCATTTCGTTGTTTACTTCACGGATACGTTGCGCTAGTTCCTTGTATTGGTCTGAACCTCTGTCAACTTTACGGATAACATCTTCTAAAACATTGCCATAAGCCTGCATGGCATTTGTTGTATTTGCAGGCTCAAAAGCCAGTAAATCTTTGAGAGACTGGCCTTTAGCAAACTGCGCCCCAGATCTGCCGCCTCCGGCAGCCATGTCTCTTAGTGCTGCAGCGGTTGTTTCTGCCTCCTTGTTAAAACGACGCAGCTGAATAATTGAGTTTGTAAAGTCAGTTTTGGTTATGGCCCGAGTGAAATCTGCCCACGCACCAGAGCCAAATTTGACCTGACGGCGGTATGCGTCAAATTGCTTTGATTGCTCGGCTAAAGCGGCAGAACTCTTCCTGACTTGGGCTGTGTTTTCAGCAAAAGCCTTTGCGGAAGCTAAAGCTGCCGCTTTGTTATCGCGCTGTTTTTTTGCGTTTTGTTCTAGCTGTTTATTTAACTTATCTGTTTCTCCACTTGCCTGCTTTGATAGGTCTTTTAATTTTTTTTCTTGCGCGATCAGCTCCTTGAGCTGGTTCGACAAACGTGTAACGCCCTGAGACTGTACGTTTACGCCAATATTGATGCCATAGTCGGCCATGGCTGAACGTACTGCTACTGCTCAGTCAAGTCTATCGCGAGACCATGGTTCTGGCTCCGCGTCCCGTCCTGGCACGATCCATGGCCTTTTCCTCCTCCTCGCCCTTGATCGCGTAATAAGCAGCCCAGCCGACCAATTCTTCCTGCGTTAAATCACGAGAGAGCTGAGCAACGGTCATGCCCAGCTCCTTCGCAAGGAAAAAAATGAAAAACCAGTCCTTCTTAGCTTTTGAGGTCTGCCTTCGCTTCCTCCACCTTCTGCTCCGTACCAGAGGTCAGCATGGCCAGCTGGATCTCCTGCAGCACGCTTGCATCAACGTCACGACGCAGACCAGCCCGATCGCCATCAGCAAAAAGCCGCTTCCCTTCCTTGTCCAAAGCTTTTTGGATCATCAGGTTGAGGGCAAAATCGCCTGCGTCGTCTGACTCGGTACGCTTTTGGATCGACTCCCGCTCAGCAATCGTCAAGGGGTGCCAAAACACCTCCAGCACCACCTCTCCTTCAACCTTGACCTCGTGCTTATAGAGCTGGCTAACGCCAAACTTGTTCCTTAAAAGCTCTGCAGCTCGCATTGGGATGCCTGTTTTGTCGATACTATACTATGCGGTGGCAGTAAATTGACAGGAAATCACTCCGATAAAGTGAGACCGATCTTCAACATTAAGCGGCGTCGGGCCAACGATGTCCAACACCCGTGGCCTTGAGCTATAGGTGTCGGTATATCCACTAGCGTTTACCGAAGTCAAACCGTCAATCACTGCTTCGCTAATTGCGGAGAGCACTGACGTGCCAGCAGATTTGGGCACGTACACGTTGCATTGGATCGTCCCAGCGTAATAATCCTGCGCAGCGCCTTGATTCTGAAGAGTTGCCTGGCCAAAGTTGACTGACATCAAAATGTATTTCGTGCGCTTACCTGGAGTCGTAAACGGCACGTTGTCATAAACCATCAAAACATCACTGTCAGCGCTGGCTACTGCGTCAGTGACGGCCTTTTCAAATGCAGCGCGAGCGTTGACGAGAGTCATGGTCAGATCTCCGTATAGCCAATATAAGTCTCACCAGCGGTCGAACCAAATACGCCTTCCTTCGCGGTCGAAGCGACAGAAAGCAGCGGCTTGCGCTCCTTGAATTTCTCCTTTACCAAGCGAGCCATTTCAGGACCCTGAATGAACGACTGAACCTTGCCGTTCTCTAATGCATAAATTGCATACTCAGCGCTATTGCCGATATACACCCGCCGTTTGTAATTGAACTGTCGCTCAGGCGGATAAAACCGAGGCTTGATCGAATATCCCTTTGGAACGGTTTCCTTGTCCCACACGGCCTTTCGCTTTGCCTCTGCAAGCTCTCGCCAAGGGGAGAAATCCTGAACACGATCTACCGGCTGAACAGGCGACAACTGGGCTTTCCAGCTTGATGCAAAAAAACCAGTCCACACAGGACTGCGTTTCTTCGTTGCCAACCTCCTCATCGTGGTTCGCACCAGATCATTGAAGCTCTCCTGCATGTGAGCCTCAAGATCAGGAATAATCTGATCAATCCCGGCCCGCTTAGCCATCAGAACCGCACCAGTACAACAAACAAAATGCCTTTGTACGTCTTGATGTCAGTGATTTGGGCGACTCGATCGCCATCAGCGTACCTAAAAGTAATTTCATCCTGAAACGTCGGCTGGTTGCCACCGATCAAATCAGGAGAGATGTAGAGCTTCGCCTCACGCTCTTCACGCCCTTCCTCCTCCTCACTGTTGATGTACTCAACTGGGACGTAAATATCCTCGTACGGGCGGTCAAACTGCGTAAACTCACCAGTTGCCACGTCATACGACGTGCTCAAACGGCGGGTGTAAGTGATTTTGCTGTCGAGACCTTTTCCCAGATCGGCAACCACCGCTTTAGCGGCGTTCAGCAATGCAGTTTTGAGTTCGCCAGCCATCTCAACCCCTCACAACACGTACTTGATAACTACCACTACCTCCAAGGCAATAAGCGCCAAGATAAGACTGAAGCCAAGGGTAAATGTCGAATACGTTATTGACAGTTCCAACAGCCTGGCTGGAAGTGTTGTACTTGACTTCCAGGTCTCCGAGCTTGACGGCTTCGTATAGCCCCGTATCGCCGGTAGACCCTGTAATGGAGTCCGTGTCATTGGCAAGTGCCCGTGCCAGCTCGTAAGTAGCGTATTTGATGTCTGCAGGGATGGTGTCGCAGGTCAGCTCAACGCGATCAACGTGATAGTTGTTTCGCGGCCATTTCAGAGCTTGATCCTCGTCACACCGATCACCGTAAAAATTCAAGCTGTCGATCCAGCGTGTGGCTGAGATCAACGCACGGTTTTTTTGATCGTCCGTCTTGTCGTCCCAGGTGGTGCTGCTAGGGACGGTCTCGAAGTAACTGTCGGCCTCAGCCAAAGTCACATAGCTATTGGCTGTCGCGCTCTTCAGAGTGGCGTTGATCGTGGCAGCCATAGCAGAAATAGGGAAAGGCCCCACCTAATGGTAGGGCCAGTTTTGCTCTGATTAACCAGACGCTTAGGGGATAGCGGTGGTATCCAGAGGGGTGTTCACGATCAGTTCCACAGCGGGGATCAGATCGATGTCATAAGTGGCAGACCACTTGTTAGCGGTAGCCAGGTTGGCGTTGGTGGGGTTGTCACCAGCGTCAGTCCACTTGGTGCCCATCACGTGGTAAGCACCGTGGTAGTCAACAGACAGGACATCCTGCTTCGACAACACGTTGCGGTCAGCTTCAATCCGAAGATCTTGCTGAACACCTTCCAGGATGGTGCCGCCTTTCAGCATGTAGCAGCGGAACTCACTGACGTGAGTGGAGGTGCCAGGACGGACAGTGTTGACTTGGCTGTCAACAACCACCCTCATACCAGCAAACTCGCCAACTTCGCGTGCTCCGATGCCCACGCCGCCACCGCCCCAGGTCACTGCGCCAGAGGCAGCCAGGGAAGAGGTGGAGAAGGTCAACATACCCACCTGATACAGGTAGTAAGCAACCGAGGGGTGAACAACCAGGATGTCCAGCTCATCACCACGCTCACCCAGGAGTGAACGACCTTCAGCCACAGTTGCGGCAGTCAGGTAGTTGGCTTCGGCTTGACCGCTGGTAGCAGCAACAGCTTTGTCCAGGGAGTGGCCGCTCAGAGCGGTGCCGAAGAGACCAGCAAGCTGAGAGAACAGACGAGCGCTGTTCAGCTTGTTGATGGCATCAGCCAGCTGATTGCGGATGTGAAGCATGGGGTCTTCACCGGCAGCCAAGATCGCAACGTCATCCACGGCGTAGGCAAAGCCACGGTGAATGATGGAAGCAATTTGGGTAGCGGTCCCGATCTTTTGAGGAGTCAGGTAACCGTTGGTGCTGGTGCCCCAGCTAGCAGTTCCATCCATGACTTCCTCAGTGGGAGCCACAGGATTGAACTCAGGGACTTGAATGCGAGTGCCGCCTTGACGTGCATCAAGCAGGCTGTTGCGAACAACAGCGCCGCTCTTCAGCAGCATGGAGCGCTCTTTGATTGCCTCAGACACATAAGTGCTGAGATTATTCCTTTTTACGATGTCCGCCAGAAGGACACCGCCGGAATAATTCTGAAATGGGGCTGCCATTTCAAACTCCAGTGATGATGTTTACGTGGTTCAAGTCACGGACTTGAGTGGTGTCCCACGGGGACTTATTTACCGGCCTCACGCTTGAGCACGGCTGCAAGCTGAGGATCCGATTCTTCCAAGGTTAGTTGCCTTGTTAGGTTAAAGGTAGCATCTGCGTAGGGATTAGACATGCCCGCTGCAGAAGCAGTACCAGTATTGGGTTTTGCACCCATACCGGCAGAGCTGCTGGGTTTGAAGTGATGCTCAAAACCAGAGCCAGGGTTCTTTAGCTTCGCAAGATGCACGTTGAGGTCTTGTTCGACCCCACCGTCGAGGATCACGACACGACCGTCATCAGTTTTTTTCAGGTTGCCCTGAACCAACTGAAGCATTTGCTCAGCGTTGATGGCACCTGCCTGGCTAATTGCTGCCAAGGCTGAGGTTTTCATCGCAGCAGTTTCATTTGAAGCTTTCAGCTCCTGCAGCTGTCGCTCCAGGTCACTGATCTGCTGTTGGTGCTCTTGAGCAGTTTTGTTGGCTTCCTCCCAGAGAGGTTTGTACTGCCCTTGATCCTCAAGAGTCTTCAAACGTTTTTCGTTTTGACTCTTGTAGACCTCATCAAGCTTGACCTTGATGCCTTGAAAACGTTCGTCGGCTTCGGCGGCTTGCTGTTTTAAGGCTGCAATTTGAGCCTCGTACTCAGAACGAATAGCGGCAGAGTTGTCTGCTGCTGGAACGTTGATGTCAACAGTGCCAGCCACGGACTGGTCAGGAGACGCCACAGGCGTTTCCTGGATGACTTGTTCTTCCATAATCAGGCTTCAGATGCCGGTTCAGTTGGCTTCTCCACCTTAGTGGACTTTGTTTTCTTGACGGCCTTAGGAGCAGCCTCAGCTTTTTCAGCTTTTTTGTCCTCTCCTTTGGTACGAGCTTCAGTCAGCTCAACCATTTCCCACTTGTAACTGCCGTCAGGTTGTAAAACCCTGTCGAGAGATTGGCCCATAGCAATAACGGGTTAATTCTGACTTACTGTACCTGCTGCGCTTGATCTTGGGATTCCGTTGACGTTGGCAGGATTTCGCCATTGACCAACATCTGACGGAACTCCTCGCGATCAATGATGTTTTCATTGAAGAGAGATGCCAGGGCTGTCACGTCCTGACCAATCAAGCGATGGAGGTCAAAGTCACGGCTGATGCTGATCTCAGGCGCTTCAATCCCGAGATAATTTGCCGCAAGGTCAAACGACTTTTGCAGGCTTTGCTCAAGGTCAAGCGACACCATCGACAGCATCGAGTTGGTGTCCACACGATCCAGGCGACGTGCATCCGCTGATTCAGCAACAAACTTTTGCTGGCTCAGGGTGCTGATGCCAAGAGTCGCCATCTGCTGCTGCAGTTCGCGGATCTCATTGCTTTGCGCTTCAAACGCACTGGATGCAGGCTCGACGTAATACGCCTTGTTGCCAGGCTGCATTGCCATTGCGTAGTTCACGCTGATGGCCATGTCTTTGGTCTGGTCGTCCCAGCCCTCAAGCACCAGCATCGGCTGTGAGGCGACGTGCAAGCTGTGGATCAGGTCAGCTTGACGCTGGAAGTGAGCCAAGTTGAGGTAAGCAATGTCCAGCAGCGGTGGCTTGCTGGTCATCGTGTCGGTCTTGTTGGCGTAGGTCGTGACCAGTGGAATTTCGTCCAGGCTGTACGGACCTTCCTCGATCAGCTCGTAATTTGCCTTGGCATCCGTTTGATCAAATGCAGTGGGATACGGGAAGCCTCCCTGCATCTCTTGCTTTTGTTGCTCCTGGCGATAAATCCGATAGCGACCGGGCTCGATAACACGAACTTGGTCGTAAACCTTCTCTCCAAAATCGCCGTCAGCAACGACAGCTTTTTCGCCAACCCGGACTTGGATCAGCTTTCCGTAGTTGGCTTCACGGTCAAGTCGCCAGCCATAGATGTTGGTTGGATCAACTTCAATCCAATAGGGCCGACGATTAAGAGCACGCTCTTCTGCAAGACTTCTGGCATCCGAAGGAGCCGGGAAATCAACGAGTGTGTGACAGTGGCCGTAGGTAAGAGCACAGATCAGCAGCCGCCGAGCGTATTCATCTAAATCAGATCCACAACCATCGACGTCTTTGGCGAATACATCCGTCCAATACGGGTCGCCAACCAAGCTGATCGGTTTACGCAGGATCAGACCTGCAGCAGCACGGATCAAACGCTGCGTATAAGGCGAAAACACTGCACGGTTTACACGTGCCAGGTACGCCGAGTAGTCCTCGCGAGGTTCGAGAGGAAGGAATGCCTCGCTGTTTTCGCGTAAATACTCTGTCCCTAGGCTGACTGCCTTCATGATTTCCCAGCCCTTCATCTGGTCGATCACCGCTCGTGTTCGAACGAACGGACTATCAACACTTCCCATGTAGGAAGAGCTGACGAGATGAGTGCGGACTAGGCCAGGGACGGAGTAGGTCATTTCACCATTTCACGCGATTGGCCCAATAAGCCGGAGAGAATTTGCCACGCGAAATGTTCGCCGCATGGCGAGCCTTGAAGGACTCGCGACGGCGTTTTGCTGTTGCACTTTCACCTTCACGCTTTGGTGAGCCACTGACTCCCTGCTGCCCGAATCGGATCAACCGAATCTTGTCCCCTTCCTTAACCAGAACGGCATGGGATTTAGTGGGGTGGTTCGGTGTGCGCTTGGGTTGGTTGTACCCAGCAAAACGCTCGCCGCGATATTCCACCATCGGGCTAACCCTTATTCAAGGTTGCTGGTGATGGCACCGCTGGTCACGAAGTTGCAGGTGGCAACCACCAGATCACCCACAGTGGATGCAATATCCATGCTGGTGATGATGCCTGCGAAACTGACGGAATCGCTACCAGAAGTGCTGCCAGTGGTGAACAGCTCAAAGGTGGCGTCTGCAGTGTCACCAGTAGTGATGACATCTTCGATGAAACCAGACTGGCCGGTTGCATCAGGGTCGTAAACCAGCTCAACAGTGCCGGAGCCCGAAACAAGGCTGCCAACAAAGGAACGGAAGGTGTCGCCGTGATCGGTGACATCCAAAGTGTCTTTGGTAATGTTCAGCGTCCAGCTCCGGGTGCCAACGATGGTTGCGTTGGTAGAGCCAGCGGCATCAAACTGAACAGAACCTTCTTCGCCGCGAAGAATGGCCATGACTAGACAGTGGAAGGGTCTATAGCCTGAAGTCTAACTCTTTAGCTGCGTAGCAACACGCTATTTTCAGGCTCAGTCCAAGTCTGGTCACCTGGGATTGGCTCAGTGCCATACTCCCAGGTGTCGTAATCCTCTTCGTTACGAGGATCGTCGTTAGCCATGGTATGCAACGACGACGTGCGGGGTCAGTGCCACCGTGCCAGAAGAAATGGAGGCAACCCGCATCCGAATTGTTGTGGCTGGCTTGCCGGTGTAGAAGTAGACGTATTGGCCGGCTTCGTTGATGGTTTTACTGGTGTCGATCGTGAACCAGTTGCCATCTCCGTTGAAATTAGCCTCTAGGGCCAAGGTGAAGTTGCCGCTACTGGTGACATTAGCGGCGAAAGAGTATTCGCTGGAGTGCGCGTGGACTTGAAACCACTCGTCAACAGCGCTCATTGTATTGCCAGTGTGCTCAACCGTGTTTGTAAAACGGTCAACAACAGTGGTTCCAACGTTTGCCATTACTTCTTCCTCTTTTTGGCGGTTTTAGCGGCCTGTTTGAAGGCTTTTGCAGTTGGGGCGCCCTTGGAGCCGGGTTTACGCATTTTTTCGCCTGAGCCAGCGGCAATGCGCTTGCGCTTGGCGTTGATGTTGGCGTACAAGCCAGGCTTTTTCTTCTTTTTTTTCTTCTCGTCGCCGTAATGACCAGGCATGACTACTTTTTCCTCCGCTTGGCGGACTGTTTAGCCTTGCGAGCCGTCTCAAGCGCAATAGCAGTCGCCTGCTTTTGGCTATACCCCTCCCGCACCAGCATCCGAATGTTTTCGGAGATGGTTTTGTCGGAGTAGCCGCGCTTGAGGGGCATGGCCGAAGGCTTGTTGCACCTAGTTTAGGCGGTTTTGGGCCAGCCAACTAGCTGCACAACCTTCATTTTTCCCTCCTCACCACGCCAAGTGGGCCTTAACAGCTTGACCGTTGACGGCAAAACCTGCTCCAACTCTTGGATTGTGTTCCAATCGTTTTTACAGTCAAGGCATTTACGCTGCCTTACAATTTGACCTACATCGGTGTAATAGGTGCCAAGCACCCTAATTTCACCGCTAAAACACTTCGGGCAGGCACAAAGAGAGTACCGCAGCGATTGAGCGACCATTGGACTTCAATAGATTCGATATGACGTTTGCCCCAGAGTTTCTGGCTTGGCAAGGTTGAATTGCTGCAGAACAAGATAACCAAAGGCGTCGAAAGCGTGGTCCACGCCTAGGTTTTTGTTCGGGAGACCAGTCCCTGAAGCGTAGGTTAATGTACGCAATGCCTTGATCAGCTCCTTGCAACGCGGATGGATCAGTGTCCGTCGCGCTCCAGTGGCATCAAGCAGTGCTGTATTAACTGCTGTAATCTTATCTCGCACCTTCCATGGTGCGCGTGGGGTTTGCACAGTGAAACCTGTTCTTCGCAAAATTGAGTGGTCCGTCATCCCAACACCACTCGTCTTGCGAGCGCCACCCGTCGGGTCAGGACAAGCGATCACCCGCCGATCAACGCCATATCGCCTGGTCACCTCATCCGCAAAATCCCACGTGGTCGCTCCACCACGCAGCATGATCTCGTCAAATACGTAAAGCGTGTCGTCCTTTTTGACCGCGCAAATGCCTGACATCGGGTCAACGTTGAAGTCCACCCCCAACAGCAACGGCAAAACGTTGATGTCCGCTGCCTCAGTGCTGATATTGGCGTCACTAAAGCTGACCGCCACCAAACCACTCAGGTTTTCGAAGCTCGCCTCAAATTCCTGCCTAAACGTCCTCGCATCTAGCTGCGCCCTAGCCGCTTCAACCTCCTCTTTCGCAACATTCCCCCCCTCGATCGTCGTATAGCTCCACCGCTGCCAATCATTCGTCTCGTCCTCTGGCACATAACACCACAGGTCATAAAACCAGCTTGCTGTGCCGTCTGGCGTCGAAATAAAAAGCGCCCACCCCTGCTTATCCGCCAAAGCAGGTCGAATCACCTCGAACCAGACCTCAGAATCCATAAACGCCGCCTCGTCCAAGACGACTCCCGCCAAACTTCGACCCCGCAACGCCATTGCGTTCTCGGTGCCCTTCAGCTCAATTAACGATCCGTTGACTAATTCGATCTTTAGGTCGGTCTCGTTCTTGCTCTTGATCCAAACCTTTGGCACCAGCTTCTTCAATACGCGCCAAGCAATGTCCTTCGCCATCCGATACGTCGGGGCGCAATAAAAAAACGTCTCGCCAGGACGGTTGATCGCTCCACGAAGCAGTTCAATGCACGCCAAGTACGACTTGCCAAAGCGTCGGCCAGCTACAAGTACCCGGAAACGTTTGTCGCTTTGAAAAACTTGCCCTTGCGACCATCGCAAGCTGACAGGTGGGGTTTCTACGGCCATGCCGCTCACCTTACACAGGTTTTTGACCCCTACCCCCTCCTATAACAAGCCTCAAAGGGTATTATCTGGTTACTGGGCGCAGTAAACAACGTGGCAGAAGAGCAACAGGAAGCCCCAAAACGTCGCTTCGGTGGCCGCACCACTACGGATGCAGAAATCGAAGACCGTCGTCGGCGTCTCTATATGAGGCAGCTGGACGGGCTTTCCGCTCGGGCACTCGTTTATCAGCACGCTGAACGTGAAGGCGTTTCAGAAAGGACCGCTTGGTCTGACTGGAAGGCTGTGCAGGAGTGGTCCCAAGAAGACTGGATGCGTGACCGCGAAAATATGCTCTCGCGTCTCCAGCACATGCGTACCAAACTCTTCCATCAAGCAATCAAGAAGGGGCAACTGCAGACCGCTGCGCAAGTGCTTGATGGCATCGGACGTGTGATCGGTGAATCCACCGAAACAATCAACATCCAAGCCCCCGATTTGAAAATTCAGATCGAAGACAAGCTCTAAAAACTCGACCCCCACCCCCCACAAGGCGTCCAGCAATGGGCGTCTTTTTTATTGCGCGTCATTGCTAGATCAGGGATATATGTGCAGGTTCCCCGCCTTGCGATA